TTTCGTAATGCAAATGGAGAACTGGTCAGTACCCACGACCCAGTTGCAATGGACTACGCACTTGCAGTTATCAAGGCAGAAAAGCCTGACATCGTAGCCCTCAACGGAGATAACGCTGACCTTCCAGAGATGTCAAAGTATCGGTTGAGTCCTGCGTTCTCTATGACTACCCAAGCAACAATTGATTACCTAACCACGTTGTGCGCCCAAATCAGAGATGCGGCTCCTTATGCTCGTATTATCTGGATGGAAGGTAACCATGAGATTCGTCTTACGAACTACATCATTGACAATGCTAAAGCCGCATTTGGGTTGAAGCAGGGTAATACCCCTACCTCCTTCCCAGTGCTCTCTATTCCCTTCCTGTGCCGTTTTGAGGACTTTGGGGTGGAGTACTTCGCTGGATACCCAGCCAGCCAGTTTTGGCTAAACAACCGCATCAAGATTATCCATGGAACCAAGGTGGCTTCGGGTGGCTCTACCGCCCATAAGTACCTAGGCACAGAAAAGTCATCTGTGGTCTATGGTCATATTCACCGCCGTGAGTGGGCTGAGCGCACCCGTAGCGACTGGGATGGTCCAAAGACCATTGCCGCCATCTCCTTTGGCTGTCTAGCCCGTGTGGACGGTATGGTGCCATCTACCAAGGGTGGCATGGACCTAGATGGTCGCCCAATCACCTGCGTAGAGGATTGGCAACAGGGGCTTGGGATTATTTACTACCAAGAGGGTGATGGTGCTTTCCACCCCGAAATGCTTCCAATCCATGACGGAACCATGTTTTATAAGGGCAAGTTACTAGGTGTAGAATAGCCAAATGGAACTTTTACCCGACTTCAAGAAATTCGTAGAATCTGTATTCGGGAAGAAGAACCCTACTAAACCTCCGCTTGTTGAGGTCCTTTGGTTAGACGCTTCCGACATTGAAAATGGTTGGTTTGGTCATGAAGAAATTCAAAAGGCTAAACCAGCAAAATCACTTTCAGTTGGTTATCTCATGCACAAAGATGCTGAGTGCATCAAGTTAGTGTCACTCATTAATGACACACATGCTGGAAATGGAATTATGATTCCTGCGGGCATGGTAAAGAAGATTAATTACTTACACCGCTAAACGTAGTATCATTGGGGTATCCCCTTCTATCAGGAGCATTCATGGCTACAAAGAACCAGCAAGTCGCAGACCAGACTCTCAAGGGAGCAGTCGTTGGCGCTCTCTCTTATTTCCTTGCTAAGGCAAACATTGACCCAGGCGCACAAGCCGCAATCATGCCACTTGTTATCACTGGTCTTGCATATGCAAGCACACTTGTTGGTGACAAGGGAACGGCTAACTTCCTTACTAAGGCATCTGTAGAACTTCCTAAAATTGTTGAAGAAGTTACTGCTGAAGTAGCAAAGAAAAAAGCACCTGCTAAAAAAGCACCTGCTAAAAAAACTACTGCTCCAAAAGCCTGAAGTAAATAACTACCAGTACTTGGTGGTAAGGTGTATGCAACATGGCAGTTGATTTTTGGTCCCCATCCTACAGAGCGTCTTCTAGCGACCTCACCGTTGCGATTTCTCCACTTGGTTTGGTGGAACTTGCAGACGAAGAGTTTGAAGTACATGGTCCACGCCTAAACCGCTACGCATCTGCATGGGCTTGGTACCTTGGTCACCACTGGTCTTACCGCCGTGAAATGGGTGAATCACAGTTCTACATGAACTATGTCCGTACGATGTCGGACTACATCACTAACTTTTGTTTTGGTAAAGGAATTCAATTCCGTTGTCCAGAGCAAAATGCCGCTATTATCCCCAGCCTTTTGCATGAAGTGTGGGATATGCATAACAACAAGCATTACGTTTTGTGGGAACTAGGACAACTTGCGTCGGTTACAGGAGATGCTTTTGTTAAAATTGCTTATGAAGAGCCATTTGTAGACTCTGTGGGTATCCCACATCCTGGTCGTATTCGTGTTGTTCCACTGAACCCAGCGCATTGCTTTCCTGAGTATCACCCCCATGACCGTGACCGTCTTCTTCGCTTCAAGTTAAAGTACCGTTTTTGGGGTACATCTCCTGAAGGTACTCGTCAGGTTTACACTTTTACAGAAATCCTTTCTGATGACCTTGTACAGCAATTCATCAACGATGAATTAGTGGATGAGTATCCAAATGCACTTGGAACAATCCCAATCGTTCACATTCCTAATGTGACCATTTCGTCGTCGCCTTGGGGTCAATCAGACATTTGGGACATCATCCCACTTAATCGTGAACTTAACGAAAAGATGGTTGAAGTTTCTGACATCATCAACTACCACGCCGCCCCCGTAACAATCATTACTGGTGCTAAGGCTTCCCAGTTGGAGCGTGGACCCAAGAAGGTTTGGGCGGGTCTTCCTAAAGATGCCAGCGTATTTAACCTTGAATCACGTGGCGAGATGTCTGGTGCACTGGAATACATCCAAGTAATTAAGCGCACTATGCATGAGATTACTGGTGTGCCTGAAACGGCACTTGGTCAAATGCAACCAATTTCTAATACCTCTGGCGTTGCTTTGGCTATCCAGTATCAGCCAATGATGAACCGCTTTAACATGAAGAAGATTCACTTCACTAAGGGTCTTGAGCGGATTAATGAAATCATTATCCGTACTGCGGCTGTATTTGAACCACAGATGTTGTTGTTTGATGGTTCTAAATCAGCAATGCCTGAGCCAGACCAACTAACACAGTTGGACCCACTTGACCCTCTGACTTATCACACTACTGTGCACTGGCCTGAGCCACTGCCAGTTGACGTTCTCATTAAACTCAACGAAGTCCAAGCCAAGATGCAACTTGGGCTGGAGTCTAAGCGTGGCGCTCTTCGCATTCTTGGCGAAGAATTCCCCAACGAAAAGATGGCAGAAATCTTTGAAGAACTGCAAGATGACGCCCTTGACCAAGGTGCTTTAGACATGATGCGAGCACAAATTCAACAAGCCATTATGATGGCAACTGGCATGGTTTCTGGTGAATCAGGTGTTGAGCCAGCCTCTGCTGGAGGTGCTAATGTATCTACAACAGGTGCGGAAGCATCTGCCCCCCTCCCTGGGGTCGGTGCCGCTATCGGCATTGAAGGGGAACTCGTAAATAAAATTGTAAGTAAGGCTTACGGTGCAAGGTTCGCCCAGCGTCGTAATCCTGACGAAGATAACTAAACGTTTCACAACATAAGTTCCAATTAGCCAAACAAACAAGGTAGGTAACCACTATGGCAAAGAACCCTAATATCCCCGAAGGGGACATCATTACAGTCCCAGTTGACTCCCCCCAAGTGGAGCAATTTGTAGAGGATGCAATGAAAAAAAGCAATTCCAAACTCTTTTCTGAGGATGAAGTAGAAGGCATCCGTAAGCAGGAAAAAGACAAGATGTACAAGCGTCTTGAAGAAGCCGATACACGAGTAAAGGCAATGGAAGAGCAACTTGGTATTATCACGACTGAACGTGAAAAAGCCATGGAAGAAGCAGAGAAACGTGCCGCTAAAGAATCAGAACTTATCCGTGAGCGTGAAACTTCTGAACTAAGTGCAAAAGAACTCCTTCTAAAGCGTGAAGACGAATTCAACGTAAAGTTGTCTCAGATTGAGCAAGATTACAAAAAGCGTTTTGACGAGATTGAACACCAGCGTTCTCAGCAAGAAGCACTGCTTGAAAAAGAACGTGAAATGCAGGCTTTGCAGTCATATCGCAGTCGTCGTTTGAACGAAGAGCAAGAAGCAATCATTCCAGAACTTATTGACCTCATTGCTGGAAACAGTCAAGAGGAAATAGAAAACTCAATCGCTGTGCTTCGTACACGAAGTAGTGCTATTATTGAGTCAATCCAACAAGCAACTCAGCAACAGCAGGGTCGCTTGAGGGGAGTGCCTCCAACGGCACCTCCCGTTGGGCCAATGGAGAATCAAACGGAATACCAAACGCTTACAGCCGAAGATATTCGGAATATGCCAATGGAACAGTATGCAAAGATGCGTGAACGGCTCATGAATGCCACCCCCTCTCGTAGGGGTCGGTACTAACTTATAACAAATATTATCCTAGGAGGATAAACAATGGCCCTTCCAGCCCCACTTGGTGGAGCAATTACAGGAGCAGGTCTTGGTGCAATTACCACCACAGGCTACTCAAGTGATTCAACACTTTCCCCAGCAATCCAGACAATTTGGTCCAAAGAAATCTTGTTCCAAGCAATGCCAGTACTTCGTTTTGAGCAGTTTGCAGTTAAGAAGACAGAACTTGGTGTTATGCCAGGTCTCACAATTAACTTCATGCGCTACAACAACCTTTCGGTTAACGAGCAAACAGGCGCACAGTTGGTTGAAGGCGTTCGCATGGAGCCAGTGGCTCTCTCTGCTAGCCAGATTCAAATCACTGTTAAAGAACAAGGTCAAGCAACTGCTGTAACCGAATTGCTTCTTAACGCATCATTTGATGACGTTATGGCTTCGGCTTCACGTCTCCTTGGTCGTCACATGGCTCAGTCAATGGACGCCCAGGCACGTAACACGCTTTACTCTGCTGGTATCCCATTTGGTGGCGGTTCCGCTGTTGCTCCAAACGTTGTGTTTGGTCGTACAGCCGCTACTACCCGTGGTGCTATCTCGCCTTATGATGCAGGTACTCTTGGTGCTTCTGCTTCTCCTGGCTACATGTCACCTGCTTCCATCAAGGACGCAGTTGAAGTACTTGCTGGACAGAACATTCCTCGCCTTGGTGATACTTACGTATGTTTCGTTCACCCTTCACAGAGCCGTTCAATCCGTGACTGGCCTGAATTCATTGAAGTAACAAAGTATGCCGCTCCAGGTAACTTCATGCTTGGTGAAATTGGTCGTCTCTATGACGTAGTATTCATTGAAACCACACAGGTCTTGAAGACTTCATCGCTTGGTTCAGGCGTTGTTGACATCAACACAGCATCTGCTGGCGCTCAAGAGCCTTCGGCTGACTCATACTCAGCCATCATGATTGGTGACAACGCCTTCGGACAAGCCATTGCATTGCCAGTGGAACTCCGTGACGGTGGCGTCATTGACTTTGGTCGTGAGCATGGACTTGCTTGGTACGCAATCTGGGGCTTCGGTGTCATCACCGCAGAATCCCGTGTACTTATCAACACCCTCGGTGGCGCAATCTCCTGATAAAGGAGTGAGCAATTGGTGGGGGACGCAAGTCCCCCACTTTCACCAAAACCCCAACTACAAAAAGGACCCCACGTGTCAACTACTCGTAAGACAAATGTATTTGCAGAACCTATCTCTGATGAAGAAGAAGTTATTGCAACTCCTGCACCGTCAACAAACCCTGACCTCAAGCGTTCACGCATCAAAGGTACATGGGCTATGTACTGGGCTGGCAAGACTTATAATTTTGAGGATGGCAAAACATATACCATCCCCGTTGGTCTTTTTGAACACTTAAAGGCACACGGAAACATCTACGACACTCTCTGAGGTAACTAATGGGTTTCCAAATCCCGAACGCTCCACTTGCTTCTGTAATTGACCAGTCTGAGCCTGATAGTGGAGACTTCCAAGCCCTCGGTGACCGTAAGACTGGTGTTATTTCTGGTTGCTTAGTTGCCGCCAACTCAACCCCTGACCAAACTGTTACTGTCGCTAATGGTGAAGTAATTTCTAATGGAGTATTTCGTACTCTCGTTGCAGGTAGTGGTACCACAACTTCTTTGTCATTAGGTCAAGGAACCGCAGGCGCCGCTCGTTTTGATATTGTTGTAATTAACTCAACAGGAACTTTAACTGCTCGTACAGGTACTGCTGGGTCTAACCCAACCTTTCCAACTCTAGAAGATGGTGATGTCTTTCTAGCCGCTGTTTATCGTGCCTCTGGTACTTCTGACATTATCTCAAGTACTCGTATTATTGATAAAAGAGTTATTACTCCAAGTAGCATGGTGCGTTCAGGAGCACTTACTGCTCCAAACCCACCTTCAAGCACTTTGGGCAATGTTGGTGACA